CAGCATTAGCAGTTTCACAAGGATTAGATGTATTACAACAAATACCTGATACATTTAGAAACATTAAAGCAGTTGCAGTTAATGCTTTTGGTGCAATTAAAGGTGCTATTGGTGCAACAGGGATAGGTTTATTAGTTGTTGCTTTAGGTGCTTTATATGCAAATTGGGATGCATTAAAAAAATTAGTTGGTGATAGTGTACCAGCATTAAAGGAAGGCACTAAACAATTTGATAAATTAAAAGAAGTATTTTTTGGTGTAGGTAACGCAATAGTTCAATATTTATTAACACCATTTAAATCAGTTTTAAAAATATTACAATTAGATTTTAAAGGTGCTATAAATGAAATTAAAAAAGGTTATGATGTTATAGGTAATTATGAGAAAGGTGCTGCAAAAGAAAGGCAAGACCAAAATGATGCTTATTCAAAAGCAAGATTGGAAAAGCAAATTAAAAATAAAGAAAATGAAATTGCAATAGCTAAAGCATCAGGTAATGATACTTATAATTTAGAAAAAGATAACCTACATAGAAAACTACTTTTAAATAAAGGAAATCAAGAAGAACTTGAAAAGTTAAGGCAAGAAGAAAGGTTATTAGATGCTACACATAAAAAAGCATTAGAGGATAAACAAAAAGCACATAATGATGAATTAAAAAAGAAACGTGAAGAAGCGTTAGCAGAAGAAAAAAGAAAAAGAGAAGAAGCAGAAAAAGAACGAGCTGAATTTCAAAACGCAAAAGGTAGAACAGCAGAAGAAGAATACGATGCTATTTTAAAAAGAGAAGAAGAAGCAAGAGAAAAAAATAGACAAAGTGGATTAACTGAAATTGAACAGGTAAATGAAAAATACAATAAGTTAATACAAACAGCTAAAGATGCTGGAGTTTCTACAATAGAATTAGAAATTGAAAAAGCTAATGCAATAAATGATATTAAATTATCAAATCAAGAAAAACAAAAAGCAATAGATGAAAAAGAAATAGCTGATGCTCAAATAGTAGCTGATGCAAAAAATGCTATTCAAAATGCACAATTAGATAATGTAAGTAAAGGAATAGGTTTACTTCAAAGTTTAGGAATTAAAAATAAAGCAATTCAAAAAGGTTTAGTAATTGCTGAAAATGCTGCTGGTATAGCAAAAACAATTATTAATACAATGGCTGCAAACGCAAAAGCAATAGCAGCTTCACCTTTAACTGGTGGACAACCATTTGTAACAGCAAATACTATTAGTGCTTCAATTGGTGTAGCTACATCTATTGCTGCAACTGCAAAAGCATTATCCTCTTTAGGTGGTGGCGAAGGTGGTGGTGGTAGTGTTTCTTTACCTTCTGGTAGTGGTGGTGCTGCCCCACAATTTAACGTAGTTGGTCAAGGTGGTGCAAATCAAATAGCAGAAAGTATGAATAGACAATCACAAACACCTTTAAGAGCATATGTAGTAGGGCAAGATGTAACAACATCACAATCATTGAATAGAAGTATAGTTAATAACGCAACTTTAGGTTAATGTTAGTTAAAAGTATCATTAAGTCAAAAAAACATAGTTAATGTTACTTATTTAAAACAAAATATAAATAATTTAATTTTTAAAAAAAAGCATAATGAAAAAGTTAGATACAATAGAATTATTTATTGATGAAGAAAATATTAAGGATGGCATTGATGCAATTAGCTTGGTAAAAATGCCAGCTATTGAAGAAAATTTTGTTGCATTAAATCAACATAGAATTGAATTTAAATCTATTGATGATGACAAAAGAATTATTATTGGATTAGCATTAGTTCCAGACAAATTAATATATAGAAGAAATGGTGATTACGAATACAATATAGTTTTTTCAAAAGAAACTGTAAAAAAAGCTGCTGAATTATATTTTAAAAAATTAAAAAATAACAATGCTACATTAGAGCATCAAGAAAAAACAGATGGTGTAAGTACTATTGAAAGTTGGATAGTTGAAAATCCTAAAATTGATAAATCAGCTTTATATAATTTAAATGCAACAGAGGGAAGTTGGGTTGTTATTATGAAGATTGATAACGATGAGGTATGGAAAGAAGTTAAAAATGGAACTTATTTAGGTTTAAGTGTGGAAGGATATTTTTCTGATAAGGTTGAAATGGCTTCAGTTACACAAGAAAGTAAAGATTTAGAATTGATTGAAAAAATAAAACAAATATTAATTAATAATTAAATGGGAAAAAACAAGTACACAAGTCCAAAAGACGCAAAAAGAGGTTGTTTATGTGATGATAGCACATACTCAAACGAATGTTGTAAAGGTGAATTAATCAATCAAGGTATTGGTTCAACTGTTTCACAAGGTAGTTCAACTGTAACAGTTGTTGATGGAGTTAGAACAATAGTTAGAGAAAACGGATAGTAATTTATAACAAGTTTAAATAAATATAATTTTAATAAAAAAGTAAATATGAACGTAATTAATGAAATCAAAACTCTTTTGGGTATGGAAGTAAACCTTGCTCAAATGAAACTAATGGATGGTGTTACTGTTATTGAAGCAGAAGCATTTGAACCAGAAATGGCAGTCTTTATTGTTAATGGTGAAGATAAAGTACCAATGCCAGTTGGTGAATACTTACTTGAAGATGGTAATGTTTTAAAAGTAGAAGTAGAAGGTATTATTGCTTCTATTGAAATGCCAGAAGAAGAAGCACCAGAAGTTGAAGTAGAAGTAGAAACTACTAAAAAAGAAGAAGAAATGAATGCTGAAGCAGCTGCTCCAAAAAGAGTAGTTGAAAGTGTTACTAAAGAAATGTTCTTTTCTGAAATTGAAAAATTAAGAGCAGAAATTGCTGAATTAAAATTATCAAAAACAGAAGTAGTAGAAGCAGTAGAATTGTCAAATGATAAAATTGAAGTTTTATCACACAATCCTGATGCAACTAATGAAGTTAAATTGAATTTATATTCAAGAAAAAGAAATGCTACAACATTTGATGTAGTATTGAGTAAATTAAATAAATAATAAAAATAAAAATTAAATAAAAAATGGCTACAACAACAAGTATTACAACAACCTATGCTGGAGAATTTGCTGGTAAGTATATATCTGCTGCATTATTAAGTGCTTCTACTATCGAAAATGGTGGTATTGAAGTAAAACCAAACGTAAAATACAAAGAGGTAATTAAGAAAATTGCTACTGATGCAATCGTTAAAGATGCAACTTGTGATTTTACTGCAACTTCAACTGTAACATTAACAGAGAAAATTTTACAACCAGAAGAATTCCAAGTAAATTTACAATTATGTAAAAAAGATTTCCATTCAGATTGGGAAGCAGTTCAAATGGGGTATTCTGCATTTGATAGTTTGCCACCTTCATTTGCTGATTTCTTATTAGCACACGTAGCTGCTAAAGTTGCTGAAAAAACAGAGCAAAACATTTGGAGAGGTGTTACTGCTAATGCTGGTGAGTTTAACGGATTAGCTACATTACTTTCTTTAGATGCTAATTTACCTGCTGCACAAGAAGTTACAGGAACTACAGTTGATGCTGGTGATGTTATTGCTGAATTAGGAAAAATTGTTGATGCTATTCCAGCTTCACTTTACGGAAAAGAAGATTTGTACTTATATGTTTCTCAAAATATTGCTCGTGCTTATGTTCGTGCTTTAGGTGGATTTGGTGCATCAGGTTTAGGTGCTAATGGTACTAATTCTATGGGAACACAATGGTGGAATAATGGTTCACTTTCATTTGATGGTGTTAAAATGTTTGTTGCAAACGGATTAGCTGCTAATACTGCTATTGCTGCTCAAAAATCTAACTTATTCTTTGGAACTGGTTTATTAGCAGATAACCAAGAAGTTAAGTTAATTGATATGGCTGATATTGATGGTTCACAAAATGTAAGAGTAGTAATGAGATTTACTGCTGGAGTACAATACGGAATAGTAGAAGATATCGTAACTTATGGTATTACAAACGCTGCTAACTAATAATTAATTATTAATCAAAATTAAGGGTGGTGCAATAAACACCACCTTTTTTTTAACTTTAAAATATATAAATATGGCTTGTGATATTAGTTTAGGTAGATTAGAACCTTGTAAAGATAGTTCTGGAGGTTTAAAAGCAGTTTATTTTGTTAATTGGGGTGATGCTACTGGTTACACTTACGATGGAACAAACACAGATGTTATTGATGCAGTAACTGGAACACCATCTGCATACAAATATGATTTAAAAGGTACTTCATCTTTTACTCAAACAATTACATCTTCAAGAGAAAATGGTACTACATTCTTTCAACAAGAATTAGCATTAACATTAAAAAAATTATCAATAGTAGACCACAAACAAATTAAACTTTTGGCTTATGGTAGACCACAAGTAATTGTTGAAGATAACAATGGTAATTTCTTTTATTGTGGATTAGAACACGGAATGGATGTAACAGGTGGAACTATTGTAACTGGTGCTGCAATGGGTGATTTGAGTGGATATACTTTAACACTTACAGGAATGGAACAAGTACCAGCGAATTTCATTGGAGATACTTTAGCTGGTGCTGGATTTACAGTAGTAGTAGGTTCTTAATAATTGTTTTTTTGTTTTTTAATTAAGGGATGCTTTATGTGTCCCTTTTTTATTTTAATCCTATATTAAAACAATTTCAATATACTTTTATTTTTAAATAAAAAGAAAATGATAATTCTAAAAGAGCAAGTAGAAGAACAATCATTGAAATTCATTCCAAGAACTTATAAAGCTACATCAATAGTTTTAGTAAATGAAATGACAAATGAAAGTACTACTATAACATCTGATTTTTATATAGATGGTTATTATCTATTTACAACAGCAACATTTGATTTAAAAGAAGGTAATTTTTATACATTATCAATTTTAAACAATACTGATGTAGTTTATAAAGACAAAATATTTTGCACAAATCAAGTTATTGCTAATTACACAATTAACAAAGATGAATATGTAGCAAATCAAA